CCACCCGAAGTAACCCCGGATGGGCTGACATAGCCCGCAATCACCACAGGAGTTACTTGGGCTACGATGTTATCGAGTAATGCCATGGTTTTACTGAATCGAGTTTAAATAGAAGGGCTGGCAAGGTCTATCCCCACCAGCCCTTAATCCCTACTATTCTAGTAGACTAGGGTTGGGAATAACAATTGTTTTGAACCTTCGGATAATTGCACCGGAGGACCAAAGCGCTGTATCCAACCTGTGGATTGATCGGCTTGGCTACATCTCCGAAGATCGCTCTCCAGAAGATTTGGGTGCCATCCGGGTTACAATCTCGCTCGATGATGTTGCGAACCCTCCAGTCGCCCATGGAGTTGATTGGGTTGAAGACCCATCCAGGGCTTGGGGTTGAGGGGTCGGCGTTCCATGCAAGGGACTGGAATACATCGGGGCTGTAGAAGAGTACTTCTTCATACGGCGCGGCGAGGTAGGCAGGGTTGATTTCCTGCTTGTTGCCTTTCGTGGTGGAACTGGCGACCCAGACCGGAATCTCGACGTACACGCCACCCGTGAGAGCGAAGCGGCGGGGATATGGATCAATCCACACAACCCAGTTATTGTAGATTTTCCGTTTCCGCTCATATCCGCCAGGGAGCAGCGGGCTGTCGTTCTTGCTGCCCATGAAGGCGTAGTTGGTGTTCGTGGCGAGGGCGGGATTGTCCCGGAGCAGTAGGCGGAATTGCTCATCTCCCATGATTACCTGTTGGACCGGAGCGCCGGTATCCTCTGCCCGGCCTACGACTGATGGGCCTTCACGGAACTGGGCCATGTAGATTTCCTCCAATGTACCCATGTCAATATGGGCTGTCGGAGGGTTGGAGGTATCGTATCCGTTTGTCCCGTTATCCACGTTTCCACTCTGGCGAATGGTCAGGTTGTGACCGGCGATGTCCACGTAATCCGCCGTCCACTTACGAGCCCATTCCCATTGGGTCCGCTGGTCCATCATGTCCAGAGCCGCCGCCATCATGTCGGCAAAGTCAAACTCATTCAGAAGGTCTCGGATACAGAAGTACTGCGTCTCCAGCGCCATGTGTTTTGGCGTCATGGAGCGGGTAGTCTGACCGAAGGTTACCTGAGTAACCGGAGGCAAACAGGCATTATTGGAACCTCCATCCGAGGCTACGACCGTAGTCCACGGATCAGTCGTGCTGGTGCTGTAAGAGCGTTCAAAAGTCGTTACCGATACGGTAAGGCCCATTCCATTTGGGAATGTTCCACGGTTGGCTCCTACAAGACCGATGATCGGCCTTCGGGCAGCGCCCCTGCGGAATAGTTCGTTGGGGACGATGCGTCCCGTTTCTGCAATAAAAGCCGTAGTTACGGCTTGGCATCCTGCTAGTGTTGGCATGGTAAAAAGAGATTGAGTTAAATGATGTTGCTTGCTCCGATCCTCAGTCGGAACCGCTTACATCGCCCCGCAACGGGCAATCTCCCATGCTGCCAAGTTGCAATCCTTGGCCCAATGTGCGTTTACCTTTTAGATTATTTAATATCAGGAGTCAATGGAAATTATAATGACCCATGAGCATCATATCAGAACCGATTCAGTAGTATGCTAACTCCATTCCTAATCCTTGTATCAATCGCCCTGTTGCTGGTTGTTCTGAGCTTCATCTGGTCTCAATACCCACTTCTAAACGTATCGGCTCTTCTGATTTGCGTGGCCCTGCTTGTGGGCAAGTAAACAGCTTAGAACATTGACTGTTTAATGAGATTGAGTATTAAGGGCGTCCGTGCCCAAGAAACCACTCAAGAAACAGCCTCCAAAGATTGAAGAGGACTGGGAATACAATGTGGGGTGGCACGCATTCGGGGCACCTGTCAGTGAATTCCAAAGGCATATCTACTGTGCCCGAAATAACGTAGGCTCCCTTCCTCAATGGGAACACTTTAAGTGGCTGGCACAAAGGATTGCCCCTCAATACTCGTGGCATTACTGGACTGATATTCGGTTCAAGGCGTTTTGTGACTATGCGTTTACGGTTTGGATGGCCGGAGGAGGAACGGGAAAGACCTCGGACTCAGGACTTTTTGCTTTAACCTACTGGCTTCTGGCGCCTCATGAGACAGCGATTGTTGTCTGTTCTACCACCAAGGAAATGCTTCGGGCTCGTATCTGGGGGCAGATCGCACGCCTTTTCCAACGCATCCCTCCTGAAGTTTTGAGGGAATTCCTGCCTCCAGGAACTGGAGATTTGCTAGACTCTCAATGCTTTATCCGATTTCAGGAAGGCGATTCGATCAACGTAATCAAGGGAGTGGCTATTCAGGACGGACCTGTAGAAGAAGCTGTAAACAATATTATCGGACAACATACTACCCGAGTATTTTGGATTCTCGATGAGATGCAGGGCGTTCGTTCGGCGATCATGGATGCGATCCCGAATCTATTAAAGAATCCTGAGCCTAAGTTTCATGGAATGGGAAATCCTCAAAGTCTTTCTTCCCTTCTCTGCCGATACTCGGAACCCAAAGGAGGATGGAAAAGTATCCCTAAATTCACTACGGAATGGGAAATTGATTCCCAAGGATATCCTGGAGTTGGGAGGGCTTTCTTCTTTGATGGCCGGAAAAGTCCGGCTGTTCTTGATCCGGAATGGGGAAAGAAAAACGCTTGGATGCTCAATCAGGAGCAGATTGATAATCACCTTAATTCAGCTCGGGTTAATGGAGATGAAAGTCATCCGGACTTCATGTGGCAAACGATTGGCTGGCCACCGGACAAGGGATTGGAACAAACGGTCTTGGATCATTCGATCATCCAGTCCTTTAATTGCCAGGATAAACCAGTGTGGACCAATGGCTTCGTGGCCTTTGCCGCATTGGACCCCGCTTACGATGGAGGAGACGACGCCATCCTTCAGATCATGCGACGGGGGTTGGTGAAAGAAGAAGGCAACCCCGAACGTTGGATCATTGCGGGCGTAGAACAAATAACCGTACCCATTTCCAGTGAATCCGAAACCCCCATTGATTATCAAATCGTACACTTCGTCCGTGACGAATGCAAGCGAAGGAATATCCCGCCTTCGGAGTTTTCAGTCGCGTGTGCAGGACGTGGAGCTGGACTTAAAAGCATATTTGAGATGGAATGGGGGCCAGTCAACGGAGTTGAAGAAGGTGGCTCTCCTTCTGAAAGAGTGGTTAATGAGCGAGGTAAAACAGCTAAAGAGTCTTATAACACAAGAGCTTCAGAGCTATGCTTCGCTATCCGGGATTTTGCCTTGGGTAACGGACTACGCGGATTGCCTACAGACGTTGCAGATCAAGCTTGCGCTCGCCTCACATTCTATCTCAACGGGAAGTGGTGCGTGGAACCCAAGACGGCCACCAAGGGTTTGCAGCAAGCCAAAGGGCAAAACGCCAAAGGCTTCAAACAAAGGCTAGGGAAAAGCCCTGACGCCCTTGACGCATGGAACATAGGTCTCGCTCATGCCATCCAAAAAGGAGCCTTTGCCAGCTTTGGCCAAACCTCTCCCAAGCGAAGCGAGAACTGGAATACTATCGTCAAGGAAACCAATCAGGAGTTTACCGAATACGACGAGGAGACGGATTGGCGTTCGGAATTCAACGAGCAGTACAACTATGCTTAAGTTTAACTTCCGGGAATACGATTGCGACCCTCCAGATGGGTATTGTTGGACCTCCCCGCTGGGTCACAAAGAAAGAAATCTGCATCGTACTTCATGGTATGCAGCAATAGATAAACATTATAAGGATAACGGACTTCCCCAGCCCGATGATTGGAAGGCTCAGGCCGAACACCAATGGTGCCTCGGGGCTCCTCCGGGATTCTGCAAACACGAGACAGGCGAAGGACATTCAGGATACTTCTCCACCCGACTAACCGCTCATGACTACCTCCACGGTACAGTGGTTCTTTCCCAAATCGCCGCAACTCCTGATCCTCTTGTTAGCAAAGAGGTGGCTGAAGCGAGAGCGAGAAAATGCGCAGCGTGCCCTGCCAATCTTCAGGTTTCGGGCTGCATCCCATGTCTAGGAATAGCTAACTTCATTGTCGCTATCAAAGGTTCCCAAACCACTTCTTCAGATCAATATCTCAATACGTGCGGGATTTGTAAATGCAGCACCGCCGCCAAGGTGTGGATCAAGCCAG